ATTAAACGGTAACGGTCGTTCTTCGATGGCTCGACTGCTTGAAAATCAAGCTAAGGAGCTTTTACGTGAGGCCAGTTCAATGGCCGCTGGAGATGTCGAGGGTTTTGCAGCCGTCGCATTCCCAATTGTTCGCCGTGTTTTCGGTGGACTTGTTGCTAACGATCTTGTTAGCGTTCAGCCCATGAGTTTGCCTTCTGGTCTGATCTTTTTCCTAGACTTTACTTATGAAGATAGTAGAGACATGGGTGTATTAGCTGGTGAGTCTGTTTATGGTGGCGGTGTTGTTGCATCACAAATAACTGGTGGTGTTAACCAATTGACGGGATCTGGGTTTTACAACCTGGCGAATGCACAGTCTTCACCGACTGGTTCTTCGACCGCGCTTACCGACGTGACGTCTGGTGATCCAAATGCCCAATCCACCATGACAGTTACCGTTGAAGCTACTGCAACGAATACTCCGTTTGCAATCGGCGGCACTAAAATCTCTGAATTGTCAGATGGACAAAAAACAGCTATTCGTCATGATCCGGATGTTTTGGCACAAACAGCTGGACGAGTGTACAGTTGCACAGTCTTGTTAAGCAAAGCTCAAAGAGATAGATTTAACCAGAATCTGCTTACTACTTGGAGTCTTGTAAACGCCATTGAAGGTGAAGATGGGACATTCGAAGATTTCGGATTGTCTGCCAACAACATCACGCTTGTTCGCCGGCTAACAGAAAAAGGAACTCGGAATGCTTCTGGGAAATTGCGGACTGACGCAACAAACCATGAGCTTCTGTTTACTTTTTACTATGTGACGAATGTCGACACAGCTGGGAACTTTGTGACGAGCACTACCAACCTTACCGCCTTGAGAGCACCGATGGCAGATCAATTCAACGCTGCTAATGCAATTGGGGCTGTTGTTGGTGGGAACGTGTGGGGTCTTGAAGAGCCTTCGCCATCAACTGGCAACGTTGGCGTTACGAAAGAAGCCGGTAATAAAAACACCATTGCAGAAATCGATATCAAAGTAGATTCGATTGCTGTCACGGCAATTACCAAAAAGCTCAAAGCAAAGTGGTCGCCAGAACTTGGTCAAGACCTTAATGCTTATCACAACCTTGACGCAGAAGTTGAACTTACGTCAATTCTTTCTGAGCATATTGCTCTTGAAATTGACCGTGAGATTCTTAACGATCTCGTTAAAGGCGCGACTGCTGGTACTTATTACTGGTCGCGTGCACCCGGATTGTTTGTACATCGCACACTCGGCACTGAGCTTGGTGCATCTTCGGCTGCACCGGACTTTACCGGTACCGTTTCTGAGTGGTACGAGACTCTTGTAGAGACTATCAATGATGTCTCCGCACAGATTCACCGTAAAACTCTTCGCGGCGGAGCTACGTTCCTTGTGACTAGCCCCGAGGTTGCCAATATTCTTGAGTTTACTAGTGGCTTCCGTGCTAACATTACCCATGACGATGACAAGGGTACAGTTGGCGCTGTTAAATCTGGTAGCATAAGCAAGAAATGGGATGTCTACGTTGATCCGTATTTCCCACGTAACCTTGTTTTGGTTGGCCGTAAAGGCGGTAGTTTCTTGGAGAGTGGCTATGTCTACGCTCCTTATGTACCGTTGCAGGTTACTCCCACTATCTTTGGTACGGAAGACTTCGTACCACGTAAGGGTGTCATGACTCGTTACGCTAAGAAGATGGTTCGACCTGATATGTATGGTCTAGTAGTTGTACGCGGACTCCTTGGTGAGGCCGGCGCAACTAGCTAAAAGTTAAAGTAACTTTGAGTTAACCCCGATTTCTTTCGAGAGATCGGGGTTTTCTTTTATCTGAATACTATTTATAAACAGAATCGAAAGATTCGATACCTAGTTATTGGATGGGCAATGCGACCCATCTCCGTTCCCATGTGTGGAACGCGGACATGATTATAAATGGTTTTACCAAGGGAGGGTTTCTAACATGGGTACTAAGAGAGTAGGTTTGGCGCGCCTTGAAGCGCTAATGAAAGCTTTTGTAAGCTATCCAACATTATCGGGAGCAAATGCATATCGCGCTGCAGGTCGCAGCCTCTGCACATTTGACCAACAACCGATTGTTTTTCCAACTGGTTCTTTGAGCGCTTCTTTGCTTTCCGGCGGAGGAACGGGCGACGCCACCGATACGGGCGTCGAATGGGTTCCCGGCGCCGATACTATTACCAATATTCATCAATATTCATCCGGCATGAGATTACATGTAACTAATATCGGCGACCAAGCTACAAACGTCGTCCCAGCAATTGCTACAAACGGAATGAATTATTCATATATTGCAACTGACGACTTTGGCCTTCAATGGGAGGCTAGACGAGCGACAGAAAAGGGTGTTTTAAATGGCGATTACTTTAAAATCGGCACTAGTCCAAAGTTTTTCGTTCGATGTAGATTTACTTTGGTAGACGTTTCAGACACAGACGATTGTTTAATTGGTTTCAAACCAGTGGTAGCGCCCAACGCGACGGTGGACAATTATACCGATATGGCAGCAATTAATGTCAATGCAGGCAAATTCTTTATAGAAACAATCCTTAATAATGCAACCACCGTCACTGACAGCGAGCACGGCGACGCCACTACATGGGCCGATGGCGAGTCTCACGAGCTTAAAGTGGAGGTTGATAAGTCCGGCTCGCCTACTTATTACCTAGATGGGGCAAAATTTACGAACGCTGCCTTAAGTAGTTCCTTTCTTTTTGACTCAGGCGACCTTGTCACACCATTTATGTATCATATCCATGCAGCTAGTTCTACTATGGGCATTGTATATGAAGAACTCGAATGGGGTCTTGTATAAAATCTTCTCATTAAGCCCCTCTCTGCGGAGAGGGGTTTTCTTTTAAAATCTTTAACATAATATTGTATAATATCAACAAAAGGAGTTTACTATGGGAAAGAAAAAGCGCCGGATGACTAGTCCAAAATTTGCAAGAAAATTTGCAGCAAAGTTTGCAAAGTTTAAAGCAGCATTAGAGGAAGCGATTACCACAACTACTGAAACCTACGAAGAAGTTGTTGAAGAGAGAAAAGAGGTTGAAGAGAAAAAGGTTCCTAAAGTTATAATAAAAGAAATTGATGAATCTGTTATATCTGAGCCAAAACCAAAAAAACAATCTCGCAAAATTTCGCCCCGAAAAAAAAGGCCAGATTCTAAAAAGAAATCCGCAAGAAAAAGAAAACCCGCAAAGAAAAAGTAAATTAGATTTTTTAAAGTACTGCCAACTAATTATAGCGAGGAGATCTAAATGAATGGCAGTACCCACTTTAACACCTTCGAGTCAAACAAGCAAAATCACACTTCCAACAGGAAGCACTGCTAGCGATGTAAAAGACAACGCTGAGCTACCATTTCAAATCTATTCAGATTCAAGTACTAATATGTTCTCCCAATATTTTTGCGAAGCAGCTGCCAATCAAGTTGCGTATACCTATAAAAAACTTGGCGGAGACGTCTTAGATATTGAAATAACAACAGGAAGCATATTTTCAGCATATGAAGAAGCTGTATTGGAATATTCTTATATTGTTAATGTACATCAAGCTAAAAACATTCTAGGAAGTGCACTTGGCGCGGCAACTGGTACTTTTGATCATGACGGCGAAAAAATCGGCGCAGATCATAAAGACAAGATTAACCTTAGATATCCCAAATGGCAATTTTCTTATGGTAAAAAAATTGGAGATGGTATGGCAACCGAAGCTGGCTTTGGCGGCGCCACAAGAATATATTCAGCTTCTTTTGCAATAACAGCAAGCGTACAAGATTATGATTTACAAGAAATTGTTGAAGGAGATTACAATAATAATCCTAGCTCCAAGCTTGAAAATAAAATAAACAATAAAAGAATCCATATAACCAAAGTTTGGTATAAAACGCCGCACGCTATGTGGAGATTTTATGGCTATTATGGTGGTTTAAATACCGTTGGCGATTTGGCTAGCTATGGGCAATTTGCCGATGATTCAACTTTTGAAATTATTCCGGCCTGGCAAAATAAACTTCAAGCAATGGCCTTTGAAGATGCAATTTATACTAGAAATAGCCACTATTCGTATGAAATTAAAAACAATAGATTAAGACTTTTCCCGTCGCCACATATTGGATCTCCAGGCTATATTTGGTTTGATTTTTACGTTAAAGATGATATATGGGATCGTGACACTGAAAAAGATGATGGTATTGATGGTGTCAATAATATGAACACCTTACCATTTGAAAATATTCCATTTGTAAATATTAATGCCATTGGTAAACAATGGATTAGAAGGTTCACTTTAGCACTCAGTAAAGAAACTTTAGGACAGGTACGAAGTAAATTTGGCTCTATTCCCATACCTGGAGAAGCTGTTAGCTTAAATGGTGGTGATTTAATTAGCCAAGGACAAGCAGAACAAGAAAAGCTAAGAGAAGAGTTAAAAACAACGCTGGACGAACTTACATATGCTAAATTAGTTGAAAAAGAGGCTCTTATGGCAGAATCGACAATGGGCGTACATGGTAAAATTCCTTATCCTGTACCTATTGTATTAGGATAATAAAAAAATGCCAACTGAGAAATGGACACAGCCTAGCCAAGCACCTCCTCCGATGTTTGTTGGGAAAAAGGAACGAAATCTTGTCAAACAAGTTAACGATGAGCTTATTGAGCGTGTTATAGGCCAACAAGTATTGTATTACCCCATAAGTATGGAACATACTAATTTTCATTCTTTATATGGAGAAGCAATAGAAAAAACATTTTTACCTCCAATTAGAGTTTATGCATTGGTTGTTTGGAAAGGTTATACTACTGAAACAACAAGCATGGGAATTGACAGGAAGCCTTCCATTGTTATACATTTTCACAAAAGGCGCCTAACTGAAGATCAAGATTTATTTGTAAGAGAAGGTGACTTTGTTTTATATGGCGACACACATTATGAAATAGTTACTTTAAATGAACCAAGGCAATTGTTTGGTCAGACAGATCATAAAATGGAAATAGAAGCAACATGTATTAAATCTCGCAGAGGAACATTCGATGCCACGTAGAGAAATTCCAATTATACCCTCGACACTAGAAACTATCGATGAAGCTGTCTTTAAGCATCTTAATGAAGAGTTAGATTTAAAAACAACGACTAACAAAGGTCGAAAAAAAGTACCAATTATTTGGGCCTCCGCAGAAAGAGCGTATCAAATAAAAAATGACAAAGATTTAAGAGACGGCTCAGGAACATTAGTTCTTCCTTTGATTACAATTGAGCGTACGTTTGTTGTAAAAGATATGAATAGGAAAGGTATTTTTTGGGGGAATGTAGACAGAAATAGCCGCGGCGGTTCAATAGTTTATAAAAGAATATTAAATCAAGATAAGACATCTAATTTTGCGAATGCAGACTCTTATAGAGTAGAAGACCAATATAATTTTCCCAGGAAAAACAACAAAATTGTATACCAGTGGGTATCAATGCCAATGCCAACATATATTGAGACTACATATGTAATAACTTTAAGAACAGAGTATCAACAACAAATGAATGAATTGGTAACACCTTTTGCCACAAAAACTGGAGCAATCAATTATTTTGTTATGAGGGACAATAATCATTTTTATGAAGGGTTTATACAGGGCGATTTTCAATTAACAAACAATGTAGCTACTTTAGGCGAAGAAGAAAGAAAATATGAAACAAATATTAATATAAAAGTGTTGGGTTATTTAATAGGAGAGGACAAAAATCAAGAAACACCAAAAATGGTTATTCATGAAAACGCTGTAGAAGTTAAAATTCCTCGCGAGCGGATTATCTTCGGCGATATCCAAGAGCACTTAGACAATCAGGAAAACGCTGTAGATCGTTTGGAAAACGCCCCAGAATTATAAATAAATTTAATAATAATATTTTAGCTTTATAGGAAAACCTATTTTCAAAGAAAGTAATGGATTTTACAATTTCTCATTACTATTTATAGAAGAAAACAGTTTATGTCTTACGAGCCGTAAAGGAGAACTAAAAGAATGTCAGTTAAAAAATTTAGATTTGTTTCACCTGGAATTTTTATCAACGAAATTGATCGATCACAATTACCCGTAGAGCCAGCAAGAATGGGGCCAGTAATTATTGGCCGTTCTGAAAAAGGACCAGGTTTTGAGCCTACTGTTGTGCACTCATTTGCTGAGTTTGTAGAAACTTTTGGAAATCCCGCTCCTGGCAAAGAAGCCACTGATGTTTGGAGAAACGGCAATTATAATGGACCTACTTATGCAGCGTACGCCGCGCAAGCTTATTTAAAGAATAGTAATCCTGTTACATTTATTCGTTTGTTGGGTGATGAACATAGCAACCCAGATACTTGGTCCACATCGGTGATTGGCCAGCATGGTAATGCAGGCTGGAGCACTAAAAATTTAGTTGACAACACCGGCGGAGCCTATGGTTTGTTTGTTATGACTTCTGGTTCAAATAGTGTCAGTGGTGGCGACCACGCCCCGGTAACTGGTACACTTGCTGCAGTTTGGTATTTAAATGAAGGCTACATGTGGCTCTCTGGTACGCTTCGGGGTACCGAAACCGCCGGCGGCACCATCGGTGCTCCAATAGCCGTCTCCGGGTCCTCTGTGTTGCTTGGAAATATTGGAGATAAAGAGTGGAAAGTAATAATCAAGGATGCCTCACACAATGAAGTTCTGCGAACTTCCTTTAATTTTGACCCAGATTCTGATGCTTATATACGCAAAGCTTTTAATACTAATCCACAGTTAGTAAACGATCAAGTTTATAGTACTACTACAAATTATTGGCTAGGGGAGACATTTGAAAGATCAGTACAAGAAAACATCAGCAGTCTTAGTAGTAGTGCCAGCCAAGCTTGGGGCGTCCTTCTTCAATTGGGATCTGGCTCAAGTGAATATAGTAAACATCGTCACGAAGCCATTCCTAGTGAAAGTGGTTGGGTTATTTCACAGGATACCTCTAATGATGCCCCCACCTTTGCTGCCGATAATGATAATCGCGCGATAAGATTATTTAAATTTGTTTCTAGAGGTCAAGGCGGTGAATGGAATCAGAATAACATTAAAATATCCATTGAAGGTATTAAACCGGCTAAAAATGATAAAACTTGGCCAATGTTTACTGTTACAATTCGTGCAATAGATGACACAGATAAACAACAAAAAGTTCTTGAAAAATTTCTGAATTGTAATTTAAACCCACGTTCTCCAAATTATATTGCTCGCAAAATTGGGGACAGAGAAACAGTTTGGGACAAGGCGAATAAAGTCTTAAAAGTTGGTGGAAATTATGACCTTAAATCAAAATACGTGAGAGTAAAAACAAGAGAAGAGGTCTACAGCAACACACTTGTGCCATTTGGTTTTTATGGCCCTCCAAGGTATAAAGGATTTGCTTTCTGCAGTGCTTCTGCGGGCGGGGTCGGCACCCTCATGAGAAATCCAACGAAAGCAACAGATTTGCAAGATACTTTTATTAAAGCAGGTGCAGATATGGATCTTGTTGCCACAGGAAGTCGATACGGCGCTTTCTTTAACGCCGGCAACGGCGGCGACGGCATCGCCGGTCCGAAACTCCAAGCAGGTGAAATTTGGGTTGGCACAAACAACTCTTTCTCCGGCGCCTTTAATTTTCCATCGTTATCCCTAAGAAGCGCCGGCAGCAACGGCGGAATTAAAGAGGAGACGAACGCTTATTGGGGAGTAGATACTACGCGGCAGGCCGTTGACGATCTTAGATATGACCCCTGTGTTACAGATTATCTTAAAAACCTTCCAGACCAAACTACTAAAGATTTAGTTGATTTTCATTTAGGGTCTAGCAATTTTAATGCTGAGTGCCAATTTGTATTTACTTTAGACGACATCATGTTAACTAACAACACAGGAGGTGATTTTAAATATGTTAGTGGAAGTCGCCAGGTAGCTGGCACCGCTGATGGAAGCACTCATTCAATTACTGCAATGAGCGGAACCAATTTCTTATTAACTTCTTCAGACGCCGGCGTCAACAAATTCACAATGTTAATGTACGGCGGCTTCGATGGTTTGGATATTGTAGAGCCAGAGCCTTTTAATAATACTCGGGGTCTGGCTTACAGTGACACCGGAGGGCCTGTTACAGAAAAAAGCAGTTATGCTTATTATTCAGTGAATAAAGCTATTGATATTGTGAAAGACGCTGAACGAGTAGAAAGTAACTTGATGGCGATTCCTGGTGTAACAAACCAAGATCTTACAAAAAGACTTGTTAGAGTTGCAGAAGAACGTGGAGATACAATGGCAATCATTGATATTGAAGAAGATTATCTCCCATTCACTGAAAATACCAATGATGCCATGACCAATCAAGGCAATTTAGATGACGCAGTGCGCACCATGAAAGATCGCCGAATTGATTCAAGTTATGGCGCCGCCTACTATCCTTGGGTTCAAGTTCAAGATCCTTTTAACAATAGGATTTTATGGGCACCTCCTTCTGTTGTTGCTTTGGGAGCCATGGCATATAGCGAATCTGTCAAGGACGTATGGTTCGCACCCGCAGGATTTTCAAGAGGCGGGTTAACTGCCACAGGGGCTGGAGGTCTTCCTGTTGTTGGGGCAAATCAACAATTAACTTCAAAACAGAGAGATAAACTCTACGAAGTAAATGTTAACCCAATTGCTTCTTTTCCGGCTGAAGGAATCGTGATCTTTGGCCAAAAGACCTTACAATTAACACCATCTGCTTTAGATAGGATTAATGTTCGAAGACTCTTGATCTTCTTAAAGAAAGAAGTTTCTAGAATTGCTTCTACTATATTGTTTGAGCCGAATGTTCAATTAACCTGGGCCACGTTTACAGCACAAACAGATGCACTGTTGAACAGTGTTAAATCAAGGCTTGGCTTGGCAGACTATAAGTTAGTATTAGATGATACAACTACTACTCCAGATTTGATTGATAGAAATATCCTCTATGCAAAAGTATATTTAAAGCCTGCTAGAGCTATTGAATTTATTGCCTTAGACTTTATTATTACGCGTTCTGGAGCATCATTTGAAGATTAAAGTGGTAAAAAAAAATATTAGCACTATTTATTAATAGAACTGCTATTGACGCAAGGGGATCTACGTAATGGGTTTTTGGAATGACAGACAAAATTTCGACACTAAACGAGCTTTTAGGTGGGTGGCGATTTTTAATCAAGTTGAACAATGGGCCATTAAATCCGTATCGAAACCAAGCCTTTCTGTTTCGGAAACTTCACATAGGTTTATTAATCATACATATTATTATCCTGGGAGAGTAGAATGGAACACAATTAGTCTTGTTTTAGTTGATCCAATGCAACCTGATGGCGTTAAAAGTATAATGCAACTTATTGAAGCATCAGGATATAATCCAGATATTCTTTCTACTGGGCCATATGAAACGATCTCAAAGACTAAGGCATCTACTGCCATGGAAAAACTTGAAATCAAACAACTTGATGCCAGCGGAAAGACAATAGAATCATGGAAGTTACGACATCCATGGATTAAAGACGCAAAATTTGGTGATTTGTCATATGATCGCGACGAGCTTTTAGACATAACTTTAACCATTCGATATGACTGGGCCGAACTTTGGACACAGCCAAGCCATGGCACGTGGCAAAGCCCAGGATCGGCGCCTTTGAACTTCCCATCAACTAGCACATACGTAGGCGGTGTCTAAAAAAATACTTTAAAGAGGTGATAAATGAGAAATAATGAGGATCGCTTTGGGGCGCCCAAGGTGGCAGATTCCCCAATCTCCCTCGCAGAAACTACGAGTGATTCAAGCACATTAAATTTTGTCGTACCCACAGACTTTGTTGAGCTTCCATCTGGGGGCAAATTTTATCCAGAGGAACATCCTCTGCATAATCAAGAACATATTGAAGTAAGACAAATGACTGCAAAAGATGAAGATATTTTGACTTCTAGAGCATTATTACAAAAAGGGATTGCAATCGAAAGACTGCTTCAAAATCTTATTATTAATAAAAATATAGATGTCAATGAAATTCTTGTTGGAGATAAAAATGCAATAATGGTAGCAGCAAGAGTTTCTGCTTATGGGAATACATATGAAACCAAAGTTCAATGTTTTTATTGTAACAGCGTTAATGATCATGCATTTGATTTAAATGAAGCAAAACCAAAAACAGCTGAAGTCGCCGCGGCCTCCTCAACTAAAAATGGAACTTTTGTCATCGAGTTACCCACATCTAAAGCCAAAGCTGAAGTACGATTCTTAAATGGCAAGGACGAAGCAAATCTTTTAGCTAGCGCCGAAAAAAAGAAACAATATAATTTACTAGAGAACCCAGTGACTGATCAAATGAAGGCATTTGTTGTTTCTGTTAATGGTACCTCCAACCCTGGAGAAACTTCTTCTTTTATAGATAATATGCCGGCAAAAGATTCTCATTATCTTCGGACCACATATATGAGTTTGGTACCAAATATTGATTTAACTCAAAAAGTTAAATGTAAAAACTGTTTCACAGAAACAGAAATGGAGGTTCCGTTTACGACGGACTTTTTTTGGCCTAAGCGATAAATATATGGAATCTGTGTATGAGCAGTTCTTTTTATTAAAATATTATGGCGGGTGGAGCTTCATGGAAGCCTACAATCTACCAGTTGGATTAAGAAATTGGTTCATAACAAGGCTAGTGGAACAATTCGAAAAAGAAAAAGAAGATTACGAACAAGCTCAAAAAAATACTAAAGCCCCCTCTTAAAACATTATCTGTTTATCATTTTACACAATACAACTATTTACTATTAGCATAAGGAGAAGTGCACAATGAAGCAAATTCTTTTAGAAGATAAATTGAGACCTTTGGAGATCAATTTTCATAAATTAAAAAGCAATCGGTTACAAGAAAGTTTTTTGGCGATGTTCGGAGAAACAATTAAAGTAGTTTTAAAAAGAATGTTCGGCAAAATTCCATCACCAGATGAATACAAAACGATGGTTGCAGAAGCTGAAGAAAATGATCTAACACCAGAGGATAAACAACAGCCTGGTGTACATAAAGATATGTTACAAAAAGAACCAACTGAAAAATTTGAATTAGTTGTTGCTGGCACGGACGAAGAAATTCTTTCTTTTGTTAACGCACTCAAAGCAGAACATCAATACATGGACAAATATTTACAACTTGGTATGGATGATGAAAGCACAAGAGAAACAAAATACCTCCTTAATGATGCTGTTGAAAATTTTGAAAGAACTACTGGTCTTTTATGGCCTTTTGTATAATTTGAGGAAAATGAAATAAATGGCGAATGGCGACAGTTTTGATCCTAAACGATTAGCAGAATATCAATCGATACTGCAGAATATTCAAGTTATTCTAGAGGACATTACAAGGAAAGATCAAAATCTTGCCTTAACGGCAGATCAGAAAACTAAAAAAGTCGCCGAAGAAGTATCGACTTTCCAGCAGCTCGTAGATTTAAAATTTAAAGAAGCTCAAGCTTCTGGTCAAGCCCTCGGCAACGAAGAAAAAAGAAACCTACTTTTACAACAATATAGACAAGGCCTTCAAGATCAATTAGCTAAGATCACAACCAGCCATCACCAAAATCGCCGTGCACTAAGAGATACAGAAGCAGAATTAAAAAGAATTAATGACCAGTTAACTACACTCGGCACCAGAACTAGTGCAAACGCAACCCAATTTGATGTGCTCACGCGAAAACAAGTTAGTGCCCACCAGGAAGTTTTAAAACTTCAAGGCCAACAAGTAGATTATAATGAAGCCGAAAGGCAATCAATAATACAAAAAATTACTGCAGAAATGCAGTACACAGATGCAAAATTAAAATCCTCTCAAGCAGTCCAAAGCTCCATGACTCTCCTCTTTGGGTTAGACAATAAATGGCGCCAAACTTTAGCAGGCTCTTTGATAGAAATGACAGCTGCCGCAACAAAAGCTCAGGGGATTGTAGGTGGATTAACAAGCGCAGCAGCCCATTTGTCAAATACATTATCAAATGTAGGATCCATGGGCAATGTAATTGGCTCTTCTATGATGAAAGTACAAGAAATGACTGTTACAATGGTACATTCAATTGATCGTGCTGATGTTGGATTAAGAAGCGCCACAGGAGCAGGCAAAGATTTTACAACTACTTTGATTGGCGCATTCGAAGATAAAGATATAAGAGCAATGGCAGGATCGTTTAGTGAACTATCACAAATACAAAGCCAATTATTTTCAATTTCACGTGCATACTCAGGATTTTTACCATCCCAAAGATTAGAAATGGACCGAACAGCATTGGCCGCAAAACGTTTTGGAATTTCTATTAATGATACCGCTCTTGTTATGGACCGTTCGCTGCGAATATTTGGAATAACTGGTCCAGATATGATGAATAGGCTTTACAATTCAGCGGTTGCGATAGGCGAAACTCCGGTTCGCATGGTAAGCAATTTCAATCAAGCTATAGATGTCATGGCTCAATATTCTGGGCCGCGCGCGATACAAGTTTTGCAAGGATTATCCTCAATGGCTAAAACAACGGGCATTGAGATAAACCAATTAATTAGTGTTGCCATGCGATTTGATACATTCGAAGATGCCGCAACCTCTGTTTCAAAATTAAATGCAATACTAGGTGGTGCTTATTTCAACTCTATTCAAATGTTAAATGCTTCTGAGCAAGAAAGGTTATATTTGTTAAGGGCCGGCCTAGATGCAACAAATCGAAGTTGGCAATCATTAGATAGGTGGGAAAAGAAAGCTTTAGCAGCAGCCGCCGGGTTCCAAAGTATGTCTACTGCCTCCGCATTTTTCCAAGGAAACATGGAAAAAGTTGCAGACCTAACAAGAAAACAAGAAGAGCAGGCTGAATCACAGCGCAAATTAATTCAAATGGGCCAAGGCGTTGTCAGTATTATGGATCAAATAAGACGTGTCATGGAAGATGCAGGTTTTGCAGCAAAGCATATTATTGACTATGTTAGAGGAATTGTCGGTGTGCTAAAGACTCTGGGATTTGAAGGCATAGTCGCCGTAAAATTAGTATGGGGCTTAGCAAATTCTTTTGCAGCAGCGAAGTTACAAGCTGCCGCTCTATCTTCAGTGCTTCCTGGCGCAACAGCAAATGTATCTGCTATGTCAATTGCACTAAGAGGAATCGCGCCACTTTTACTTGCTGCCGGCGCAGCCTATCTTTTCTTTTCTAGCAAAATGACTGAAGAAAAATCTCCTCCCGCATATGCACTACCAGGTATCATCGCACAAGGCTTTTCTTCAATGGCTCAAAGTGCCCGAAAAGCAACTCCTGAGATTTCCACTTTAGCGAACAGTGTTAACGCAATAAATGATAAACGTGTTGTTGATTTAACAAGAGCTTTATCTGTCGCTAGCCAGCTTTCGGCGCCTAATATGGATTTTAATTCAGTTGCTAGTGGTGTATCTGAGTTGAGTAGAGCGATTAATATGTTAGATGAAGATAAAATTAATTCATTTTCTAGAGCGATTGGTACACTCGGCGCAGTTATGCGTTCGATACCAAAAGAAACTGTTGTTGCGGTGACACAACTAACAAGAGAGTCAAGAGCAGCATCAGCAATGCCTGCCACAGTCGCAGCGCGGACTGGAGCCCAAGTTTCTGCCCAAGGTAATGCTGTAGCTGTTGCACGTGCGTCTGAGGCTCCTCGACAAGGTGGTCAACAAAGGGGTCAATCCGGTGTATTAGTAACAGATAGTATTTCTGTAAATGTAGGTGGGACCATTCTTGAAAGAAAAATTGAAGACGTTTCAAGAGGGGTATATAGCCGAATGATGAGGAACGCATAATGGGAATATTTGATATATTTGGAGAGAAAAGACTAGGAGACGATCCTGCAACTGATTATGCTTATCAGACTGGATGGGCTGTTTTGCTAATAGAAAATTTGAATGCTGTAAGAGCAAACAAAACTGCTTCAAAGAAAAACAAGGTACAGTCAACAAGCGTAGCTTTTAAAGCGTTTATTAGAACATTTAAAGATTCTTTTAACGCCGGATGGCAAGAGACTCAATACCCTAATCAATCTGTTCCAATCGCACACCAATCAACTCCAAGAAGAGTCATACAAATTGAGTGGACAGTACCATCAGCAAGCAAAGAAGAGGCTGTAAAAAACTTAGCAAAATGCTCTTGGTTGGCGCAAAGTATGTATCCAACATTAAAATGGTCTGGTTACGCAGGGTATGAGCCAAAGTCATCGTTTATGGCAATTAAATTCGCGAACCTTATTCAAGCAAATACTGGCGGCGCCCTACCTGGCTATATTAGCAACTTTAATTACACTCCTAACTTTGTAGAAGGTGTTCATATATTACAAGAAAGCGAGGCTGCATGGGCAAATGGCTACGCACAAAGAAAGCAACAAAATCTTTTCCCGAACGTTGTTGATATTTCTTTAGAATTTAAGCCAATTCAAACGAGAGATTCATTTGGATTAAGTATTGGCGAGGATGAAACCGGCTGGAATAATTCTTCATGGCCGTATGGAATTAAAATAGACCCAAGATTAACACCTAGCTCCAAACCGAGCACTAAATCAACTACTCAGCTAGCGGACCCTAGGGCAACAAAAATAATTAATTCGCAAAAATCGGAGGTCACAGGATGAGAAATACAAGAAGACCACTTGCTTTCAATGGTAAAGAATTATATTCTGAGCATTTTGAAAAAAGGGGAGTTAATTTTATTGAACATTATTCAACACCAACATTAAAGCACCCGTCAACTAAACAAATCAAAAATTTAAATCTTGTATATCACAATTGGTCTCATGGCGATAAATATTATAAATTAGCATATGAATATTATAATGATTCAAAAATGTGGTGGGTTATTGCATGGTTCAACAAATTGCCAACAGAATCTCATATAAAGCTTGGTGATGTAATTTATATTCCAATGCCTTTGAACGAAATACTTAAAATATATGGATTATATTACTAAAAGGAGTCACAATGGGTAACGGCAATAGTTTTAACACCGGAGACGTAACTGATATACGCCTTGAAGAATCTGCCGCTCTCAGCAGAGGAGAAAGATATCGTTTTCAAGAGCAATGTTTTTTACATTTTTGGAAAGCGAACATTTTTGCAGAATGGGTAAGTTTGAAGCGCTACCCTTTAAGCTTGCATGTTGGAAGAACTTCGCCCGACAATAAAGACAATGAATTTTATAGGGACTATCCAGAGGTAATGGTGACTACGTGCCCGGACGGGAAGATCTCCACATGTGAAGCAGTGTACTCCCACCAGCATATTAGTTCTATTATTTCAGAGACTCCTTCAACAGTGGTGAATACTTTTAATAATTTGGATGGCGCCGACCTGTTTTTTAGTTTGGATTCTTCTATTTTAACGCAACTTAAGCCAGAAATAAGATTATATAAAATTTATCCATCAGTAGGAGAGACCTCAAACAAGACTTCGCACGAAAAACGAATCCGACACAAAATATTAATGCCTCTGGGCGAAAACATTAGAGCAGCTGAAGAAGGCATGCCATCGTCTAAGACAGGAATGTCTTCTATAGAAAATCTTTTTTATGATCATGGAGTTCTTGGAAATGTTATGCTAACTGATCTGTCATTTAAGTTTGCTGGAAAAAACGTGGCCCTGCTAAATACCGTGGAGAATGTAAGATTTACTTTATCTTTCTCTTCTTTTAATTTGTTCAATCACCTTTTTAAGCAAACTGTATACCCAGATGATGAAAAAACAACTGTCGATGAAAGCGAAGTTGTAGAATGGAGCTATAAAGATTTAATTTCGTATTCAAATAGATTCTTACGAAAAAATAACTCAACCAATACTCCTATCGATTCACCATCACTAGCAACTGATATTAGCTGCTATACAAGCGGAGATAAATTTATTGAAAATAATGCGAGTTTCGATCTCGGAGGCACCCCAAATTCTGAATTTTTTGAAATACAAATGGCAATTCGCTATAATCCAGATGACATAGATTGGGATATGTTTGGCACAGCTGCATATGGGACAGGCGACCAATTCATCACGAAGAAAACTTATAATAAAAAAAAGAAGAAATGGATAGCGGAATATAATGAAAGCCAAGAAAGATTAAAATCGTTTTTAAGAAACTCAACAATAATGCTGAGATTGCAATTTGCTGCTCATACAATTAAATATAATGCAAAATCAAGCGGCGCCGACCCAGAATTATTAATAGACTTTGAATATAAGGCTTATATTGAAGGTGTTTTAAACGACCCAGAGTTAGATATATTTAATTTAGGCGGGGAAGAAGGAGTGTTAGTAGACGCAGAGAATAATCTTGCACGGGCCCGAAGAACTTTAGAAGCAGTAAAACGTGAACAACTTACTTTAGGGGCAATATTCGGTCAAGACGGCAAGAATAAAAGTGCAGCTGCCGCATCATATAATAAGCTAAGAGGCTTTTTAGAAGACAATGCTGGGGTATTATCATATTTAATTTGGAATCCCAATAAGATGGGAAAAATGAAGAATATCATCCCTACAGATAAACATCTTGATAAAGCAGAAAGCGAAAGCAAAGCCAAATCCAAAAGGATGACAGAACAATTTGTTCAGGTTAGGCGGGGCCTTAAATTTGACCCCAAGAATCTAGAAACAGCATTAAATGATACAGGAAATGCAGTAGCTGTTTTTCAAGAAATGGTTGACAAACTTAGAGAGTATTTAAGGTCTTGGCGTCGCTTTAATGTTGGGCAAAAATATAAAAATATTTTTTCACATCTTTGGCACTTGGAAAGAGTATATTCCGTTGGAGTGAACCAAGCAGAAGCTCAGCTTGGATATTCTAGCAAGAGCGGCAAAATGGCATCAGAACAAAAAACAGCCAAGACTCGCAGCACGGAGAGGACCAGGAAACAAGATGAAACCGCGGCCATAGCCTTCCAACCAGATTCGGTTAAGGTAGTTCGACCTGTCGACCGTGGGTCAAAAGGCAATAAAAGTGCTAAAGAGATAGCGGGCGCATGGGAGGCAATATCCCAGACGTCGGATCCGACGCAGAGTATACAAAAAACAAAGAAAAGACACGAGGTTAAGTCATTAAGTCAAAAACAACAAGATATTCTAGGTGGCAAAGTTTTATCAAAGCCCAGCGACCTTAGCTCGAATAGTGCTAAAATTTATTTCACTACTTTAGGCGATATATTGGATGTCGCAATTACAATTGCTTCTTCGGGTCATGGCACATTTGATAGGGGGATGGGATATTTACTTGGTCCACTGCTTGAAAATCATTACGGAACTTCTGCGATTAGTGACAGATATCTTTTTAATTTAGCTTGGGTACCTATTTCTTTAAAAGCTTTGATGGGCTTTTTTGCAAAAAAAGTAATAGCAAGTTCAAGAGAAAGATATTTGTTAGGCGATTTTATAAAAGACCTCATTCAAGATTTAATTTTACCAAGTTTGGGGTCTCGATGCGTTGAAGGGGCACTAGGCGGAAACCAAGAAATTGGAACGGTGACTTTCACAACTAAAATGAAAAAATATGATCCCAACGACGTGCGTCTGCCGTTCGATGGCAGAGGAGCCCTTAGTGAAAAATGGCAAAATAAATATGTTCCACCATTCCTCCCAGATTGGCGCCAACCGACGGGCACGGACACAGCCTCCTCGATATATCCACCCGGCGGCACTTCTTTGTACACACTAGACGAAACAGGGGTAGCATGGGATAGTACAACGACAGATGATGATCATCTTCGCAGACTTATTCACTTAACAGATATCACATCAATCTCTCCTGACACGCCAGTTTCACAGCAATATAATTATATGCTCATTTACGTAAATAATTTTTCGCCGATACATTTAGATCCAGCAAATGAAGAAAATAATATATATAATGGCATACATTATTTACATTTAGGAAAGATTCCCTCCATCGTAAGAGGGGCAACATTTAACAAAGAAAATATAGCCTACTTAAGGGAGGCGCGCGCGATGGGCCAAATAACTCGAACAGGAGGTGTCGCGCTAAGAGATGTTTATAGATTTAGCTGTTCTATGTATGGAAACAATATATTTAAACCAGGAATGTTATTTTTTGTAGACCCAACAAAAGATGGATCTGCAGATTATGAACAATGGAAAGATCTTGGTATTGGCGGTTTTTATAGAGTGGTCGAAGTTGATCATGCAATTAATGCAGGGGGAGATCCTTCGCACATAACAAGCATCAGTGCAGTTTGGGAAACTTTTGGAAGTTGTGATGGTGGTAAAAATAAAGGATTGGTCGACACAAGTTATGTTAATATTTTACTCGCCGGTGAGGCAGAACTCGCACTCCGAGCATCTATTTCTGGACGCGACACATTGCCCGTGATGTCAACAATGCCGGACTTTTAACATGAAACGAAAAAAGACTAAAACTAAGAAGGAGTTTATTTAAATGGCATCAATGGACGAGTTATTTGAAATTGCAAAAATTCCAAAAGGCAATAACTCAATGGGAAGCTCTAATGAGCTTTACGATGAGAAAAAATATTATTATGAAAAAGTATATCCAGATGGGAAATTGCCTTGGATTGACAAGCCTTTTGATTTCATTAATGAAAATCCTTTGTATGGAAAAGTTAATTTAAATGGAGATTATATAATACCCAAAAGTGCTCATGTCGACGGGGAGTTAACTTACAAAAGAATGACAAATCTTAACGATGGCGCAGGCCAAGTCCTTGTGTTTGATTTTGTTGCCGCAGCTTTTAAGGATTTAAAAGCAAATATTAAATCTTTGGTACGAGCTAGTTGGCTTTCTTCTGGCGGGCCGATTGCAGATTTTGTAGCAAGCAAGGGCGTCCCGGATCTTGGGGCAATAAGCGCACTACAGAAAAAAATGCACTACTTTGTTTTTGTTTCTCAATTCCTCTCTTCCGGAACGCCGAAACATAAAGAAAAAATATCAAACATCTCAGACTTTACGAATCTTTTTCTCACATATTTAAAAGGTGTCGCCTCAGAGATACCATTTACAAAAAGTGGCACAATTAGTACCTACTCCACGTCACCATTGGCTACTGGCTTATGTGTTGAAATTGATACAGAAACTTATGATAATGATGAAAAGAAACACAAGTTTCTTACTGATCCAAACTTTAATGTTTATAGAATTGTTGCACGAAGGTTTGGATTTATGATAGATAGAAATGTGCCGTGGAGGTTGGTCGCAGATGTTAAATCACTTAAAATGCGCGAATATATGCGAATTGCATATGAAGAAAGTATAATACAAAAAAGACAAAACGCCATCGTAGAGGCAACAGAAATAGCAATAAAATCAGAATTTCCTGAATGGCCAACAGTGGAAGGCATTGTAGACGGCACTTATGAAGGAGCTAACCTAGAAAAAGCCACGGCTAGCCCTTCAGAGATCGCCGAACGCCAAGAACAACTGGAAAAAGAACTTAATGATGTTTTAGTTGACGTGGCAAACGAAACATTCGCGGCCGGCCTGACGGAGACAAAAGAACTTTATAATGCTAAAAGCCCAGAATGGGATATTAATGGAGCAGCAATATGCACAGGAGAAACCTTTAAAGTATGTCGGTCAAGAGTACTTAAATTTGATAAATTTTTTGAAATTTACTATGATATTCCATACTTAGACGAAATAGAAGAAATTAAAAAAACTGTATATACTTGGTACCTAAGCTATTATGTACAAAACCCGATCACTAAAAAAAGAATTTTATGTTCTAATAAACCAGGAATAGCACCAAAGTTTACTACTAAAGAAATAAAGTTAAAGTTGTTATCTGAACAAGAATATGATAAATTATATAATGAATTCTTTTGGATTAAAATGTATTTTGATATCAAATTGGCGGAAAGTAATATAAAATTAAAACTATTTGAATATAATAAACATCTAAAAAAGATAATGGAGTTGGCAACTTTAAATTTTATCGATAACACAGGGAAATCTAAATTAAAGGGCACCACAACGAAAAATCACGACCATACACATAAATATTTTGTTGATAAATATGGGAATGGCACAGTGGCAATGTCCAGTGTCGGACCACAGTCGCAGTGGCACGATCACAAAATAATCAATTGGGCTATACAGCCAGTTGGGAGAACAGGAACATCTCTGGGAGTCGTAGCCGGTCCATTAGACCACACACATTCAATCAATTCTGATTTACCTTTTGCGCTGGCTTACATTAACAAAATCATTAGAAAGAAGATGAAAGGCTTAAAACAAATATATAGAAAAGAAGATAAAGAACAAGCAATTGGCGAACTAGTGTTAAACGCTTCTCAAAATGGAATGATCCCCTCTTAAAAAATATTAAAAAATTGTTTGATATTTTTACCAAATGTGATATAGTATGAATTATGTTGTTTCAAACATTCGACGACAAAAAAAACTGCAACGCAACGTACACAAAAAACAAGCTGTACCTTAAAACCTTTCCTAAAAAAATGACAAAGACCTGGGCATATTCAGAATCATTAAAGAATAAAGACAATATTGAATATGCACAAATTTATTGTAAAGGAAAAACATTAGATGCAATATGTCCAGAATATCTTCAAAAAGACTGGGAAAAGGTTAAAAATAAATTGATCGCCTTTTATAAAGCATGCGAAGAAGCACAGCTAGATTTAAACAAGCATTGTTTTTATGACATGACACCAAAATCTTTTTTAGAAGACTTGGCTCAAATTAAAAACAAAATATGTGATTTTGTTTTTTCAAGTCACGAAAAACCCAAAAATCATGACTTCATGCTGCAACTCATAAAAGTTCTAACAGAAATTAAAAATACAAAACTTAATGTCAACTATTCGGCATTAAATAATCGCCGGCACGAATTTAAAGTTAGAAAATTTATATCAAACAACAAAAATAATCTACCATACATTAGCTACGACCCTTTTAAAACAAAAACAGGAAGACTTTCTACCCGGCCAAGCACTTTTCCTATTTTAACCATGGATAAGGACTATAGAAGAATATTAAAGCCAAACAATGATTGGTTTATAGAATTTGATTTTAATGCTGCAGAGTTGCGTGTTATGCTTGGCCTCCTGAAAAAAGTACAGCCACAAGAAGATCTCCACGCGTGGAATGTTAAGAATGTTTATCAAGGATTAGTTACACGAGAAAAAGCCAAAAAAAGAATATTTGCATGGCTTTATAATCCAGAATCAAATGATTATCTTTCAACTAAAGCTTATGATAGGGGATCATTGTTACAAGATTGTTGGGATGGACACAACATACAAACAATTTATGACAGAACAATTGAAACTGATGAATATCACGCATTAAATTATTTGATACAGTCAACTGCAGCAGATCTGCTTTTTAAGCAAATGATTAAAGTTTGGGGAATATTGGAAGACAGAAAATCTAGGATTGCTTTTTGTATGCACGATTCTCTCATAATAGATTATTCTGAAGAAGACAAGGAAATTTTAACAAAATTAAAAAAGATATTTTCTGATACTGATTTAGGAAATTTTGTAGTAAACGTATCAGTGGGTAAAAATTACGGGGAAATGAAAAAATTAAGTATCTAAAATGAATATAATTGGTTTAGGACAAGCAGGCTGTAACATCGCAGAATACTTTAAACAGTATCCGCAATATAAAGTCTGTAAAATAGATGTAGGGCTTAAAAATTTCGAGAACGAGTACGCCTTGGAGTATCAAGCAAGCCCAGAAGCGTACGAAAGTAAGTTTCCAAATTTAAAACAAACTCTTTTGAAGGGGATGTCCGGCCCAACTTTGTTTATAACAAGTTGTGGGTTTATTTCTGGAGCCTCTTTACGTCTTCTGGAACAAATACAAAATACCTGTGAAGTGAGCGTACTTTATATCAAACCAGATAATAATAACTTGTCAAAAGAAAAAACTTTTCAAGAAAATCTAGTATTTAATGTTTTTCAAGAATATGCTCGATCTGGACTACTTGAAAGGCTTTATATTGTTGACAATACAAAAGTGTCCGAGATAGTTGGGGAGACGCCAGTACGAGAATATTATAATCAAATAAATAAAACAATTTGTTCTACAATTCACATGATAAATGTTTTTGAGAACTCAGAATCAGCAATGAGTACCTTATTCGAGCCCACGCTTACAGCACGAATATCAACTTTTGGCTTAGTAGATTTTGAAACAGGAGAAGAAAATATGTTTTTTGACCTTGACATGCCAAGAGAGAAAAGGTATTATTATGCTATCCCAGAGAAAATTTTAAGTTCTGATGGGACACTTGTTAAAAAAATTAAAAAACAAGTTAAAAATGGTCTTGAACATGATAAAATGAGAAACAGTTATGCGGTATATTCTACAAATTATGAAACATTATATGTATATTGTGTATCAAATAGCACCCTCATTCAAAAAAATGAAAAAAATGCTTGACACATTTAAAAAAATGAAGTATTATATAGACAGCAACATGAGAGAGTTATCATGTTGACTTTAACAAGGAGAAAATAATAATTATGTCAATTGATATGAAAAAAATGCGTGAACGTCTTGGCACGCTTAAAAATAAGGGCGGCGCTAGCGGCTTTTGGCGCCCTCAAGACGGCGAACAAACTATTCGGATTGTTCCGACAGCAGATGGAGATCCTTTCAAGGATTACTGGTTCCATTATAATGTAGGCGACAATCCTGGGTTTCTTAGCCCAAAAAGAAATTTTGGCGAAGATTGCCCCCTAGATTCTTTTGTTCGAAATCTTTGGCAAGAAGGTACCGAAGAAAGTCGACGAATGGCTAAAAAGTTGTCAGCCCGACAACGTTTTTTCGCTCCAGTCGTTGTACGTGGCGAAGAAGATCAAGGCGTACGTGTTTGGGGCTTTGGAAAACAAGTATATGAAAAGCTTTTGAATTTGGTACTAAACCCAGAATACGGTGATATCACTGATTCTGAAGCAGGTACCGATTTGACGATTGGTTATGGAAAACCTGCAGGAGCTTCCTTCCCAGTGACGAACATCACTCCCCGCCGACGAAGTTCCCCGCTTTGTCCCGATGGCCCTGAAAAGTGTCGCGAAGTTCTGGATAGCATCCCGGACTTTGATGAGCTTTTTGCCGGAAGTCGCAAGACTTTTGCAGAAGTCCAAGCGATGCTAGACGAGTTTCTTTTGGGGGAAGCAAACCCAGAAGAAGTTTCGTCTGAAACTACCAAGTACAATGCTAGCGAAAATAAAGATCAAGGGAATTCCGTTGATAAAGCTTTTGCTGATTTGTTAGGGTAGTGGATTTGTATGAAAGAGGGGAAGTT